ATGCCGTTCTCGAAGACGCTGATGATAGATGGATGCATGTGTGAGGGGGTCTCCCGTTGAGACAGAAGGGCAGGACACCCGGAACGGGACCCCGGGAGCCTGCCCTTCTGTGACCGTGGTTGGAACGACTACTGGATGGTGAGCACCTGCAAGGCGTTCGCGGTGCTCGCCGCAGCCCCGACACGCCAGAAGCAGTACCAGCCGGCCTGGCCGGTTGGCAAGTTGGCTGATGCGCCGGTGCCGGTGACCATGGGCTCGTAGATGACGGACATGCCGACCCGGTCCACGATGATGTACTCGTTGAAGTCGCCGAACAGCAGCACCTTCGAACCGGAGGCGGTGGCGGTCGACATCGACGAGGACTCGTAGATGGGCTTGCCGAGCAGCTGCTCGGGGGTGTCGGAACCGAGGTTGGCCCAGAACGAGGAGCCGCCGGCGGTGTCGAACTGGCGGGTCTTGTTCAGGTACACCAGGTTGGCCATGAACGCCGCGCCGGGACCGAACCGGAACCGCGGAGTCAGACGGCCCTGCAGCGTGTACACGTCAGCGACCGCGTAGGCGGTGGCCGCCGCGGTGTTGCCGGTCGTGGCTGCGGTGACCGCACCCTGGGGGATGACGCCGGTGCCGGCGCCGGTGGCGAACACTGACTCTTCGAGCCGGTCCTTGGCGTCGGCGAACAGCTTGGGGAGCTGGTTGCCGAGGTCCGAGTCCTCGAGGGACTCGAACGAGCCGAACACCCAGGCGTGCGCCTTCTGCGGGGTGATCTGCACCTGGCCGACGGTCGGCGACGCGTCGGTGGACGCCGCGGCCTCACCGACGAACGCTGCGTTGACACCGGCGGAGGTGACGCCGTTCCACGTGTTGGACGTGGTCTGCACCACCCGCGAGACACGCCGGTAGGGGTTGGCGCTGCCGGCGTTGGTGAGGATGATGGTGGGGTCTAGGACGAACGGGAGCATGAACCCAAGTGAGCCGGTGGCGAGGGTGGTGGCACGGGTGGCCATGCCCTCGGGGTCCGACACGTACGAGCGGAACGCCTCGTAGTACTCCTGGCTGCCGGTCATCAGGATGTGCTTGGCGACACCCGAGTTCTGGGCGGCGAGCTGAGTGGCCCGCTCGGCGTGATCGTCAGGGAAATCGGCCCACTGGGACCGGGACGCCCACTCGATGGCGTCCTGGGCACGGGACCGGACCTCAGCGCCACGCACCATGCCGGTACGGACCGCGTCGAGGTCCTCGAACGGGTCCTTGCGGTTGCGGTACACCTGGGTCGGGGCCTCGCGGCTATCGCCCGATTCGATGCCGTCGTCAGTCTTGGCGCCGGCGGTGATCAGGTTGAGCTTCTGGGCGCGCTCGGCGAGGGGCTGGCGCCGCTTCTCAAGGGTGTCGAACTCGGCGAGGAGCGTGTCGACGTAGTCGGCGTCGTTCTCGTCGGCGGCGGTGGGATCGTCCTCGATCTGCTTGAGCTCGAGTTCGATGGCACGCTGCCGATCCACAATTTCGTTGAGCTTCACTGTGACGTCACTTCCTGGGCGCTAGGCCCGGACGGGTACGACGCGCTGCAGCGATCTTCTGCAGGATCTCGTGTCGTGCCATCTCTGAGTCCCGGCTCGAGCGCTCAGCCTCGTTGGCAGGCGAGTCGTCGGGGACGAGTCCCTCATCGGAGGGAGCGTCGGGGTCAGGCGAGTCGTCGGACGAGTCCTCTTCGGGAGCGTCCAGCAGAGCGCCGTCACGTAGCAGCTCGATCAGCTGCGAGCGTTCGTTGGCATCAAGGGCGTTCAACAGGTGTGCGGCGTCCTCAGCACGCATCCCGATCACCTCAGCGGCCTCGTAGTACGGGAACGGGGTGGGCCCATATTCCTTAAGGCTGGATTCCATGCGGCGGACCGTGACCAGCTGGCCGTCGGCGCCAGCCCGGAACCCGCCCCGCGGGACACGGGTCAGTCCCTTACCGGCGGCATCAACCGCGGATGAGCGCCGGAACGCGCCCTGGAACGAGTAGCCGGGCAAGGAGCCTTCCCGGATCGATTCCAGGACCTCGTCGGCGAGCTCGGTCCGGTTGTAGCGGGTGACGGTGAACAGGCCGCGGTTGTCGGCCTTGATCTCGAGCGGTGACCCGATCGGCATCGACCCCCGCTCGGAGGGGGTGCCGTAGATCGTCCTGCCGTGGTTGTAGAACACACCGACCCGCCAGGTGGTGCGACTGCCTTGCGGGGCCGAGTCGGTAATCGCCCGGTTGAACGCCGTCCGGTCGATGACCTCGTTGTAGTGGCCGTCCTGGTCCCGGACCACGGTCGGCACGTCGAACACCGCGGCGTACGCCTCAACCGTGCGTCCGTCACCCGAACGGATGCGGGCATCCTCGAGAGGAAACGACCGGACGTAGGACCGGTGGTCAACAATCAGGTGGTCGCCCCGCTCGTCGTCGGCGACGTCGATGCCGAACTTGCGGGCGGCAGCCTTGATCTTGGGCATGGCCTTCGCTCCAAACGGTGACTGAGGCGCCCGCGCCAGGGCGTTGCGGACATGCGCGGCGTCGTGGATCGGGAAGTGGCGCAACGACCGGGGCATGGTCCGACCCGCGGCGTCCTTCTTGCCGCCGGGTTCGATGTACGCGAACTTGGAATCGGGCAGGTCGTTGATCGATGCGGTGGTCATCTGGGCCATCAGGACCCTCCCCCGTTAGACGAAACGCCCACTGGTAGGGCCGCTGGCTTAGGAAGCGCCGGTGCAGCAGCGAGAAGACCGGGCGGCTGCAACTGGACGGACACGAGACCGGTGTGCTCGAGCTGGCTGAGGTCTTGGGCCATCACCGCAGCTGACGCCGACTCGGGCGTGTAGCCCTCACGAACCAGCTTCGTGATGGTCTCCGCCTGGATCTGCACGATCTTCGCTGCAGCCTCGGCGTCTTCCCGCAGGAACGGGATGTTGGCCTCGTCGTACCAGAGCTCGGCACCCGACGGCGGCGGGATGATGGCCGCAAGCGATCCGCACAGGTTCCGCCACAACGGCCGGAACGTCGTATCCGCCGTCGACCGGCGCGCCGCCCCATAGTTCCCGGCGTTCAACGACGAACCCTGCATCCCCTCCGACACCGGGACCAGCACCGGATGCACACCAGACGCCGCAGCGATACGGGTTTCGCCCTTACCCTGAGTCGCCGAGAAGTCGAGCTGCTGCAGATCCTTGCCAACAACCGTCGGGGTCGCCCCACCGCCGAGGTAGAGGGTCTTGTAGGCGTTCTGCCAACCCTTATGGCTCTCGTCCATCTTCATGACGAACGCCTTGAACTGATCCTCAGTGACCGCCGCATCGAACGACACGACCATCTGAGGGGTGGCGCCGTTCTCGAAGAACGACAGCTTGTGCATCGTGGCCGCCTGATCGGCCTGGACCTCACGGATGATCGGGGTCAGCCACGACATCCCCCGGAACCTGGCCAACGGATCCCTCAAACCAGGCGGAATGAAATGCGCCACCTCCGACGCGAGCAGCGCCTCCGGTTCGGTCCGACTGTCCTTCGGGTCATAGATGAACCCGATGATCTCCGCATCCAGCTGAGCAGCGGACTGAACGGGGCGCCCTGACGAGTCACCCATGACGATCGTCACCCAATCGGGGCGCAGGACCCGCAACCGATCCGGTTGCTCCTGAGTGCGAGCCACGTAGCCGTTGCCGCCGATGTCCGCCATGACCAGGATCTCGGCCAGCAGGTCACTGGTCGTGCCCCGATCCCACGGCGACTCCAGAATGTCGAGCTCCGCAGTGGAGAACAGTTTCCCGGGGCGGCCCTGATTGAAGCCCCGCCACAGGAACCGGGCCTCAGAGAACACCGAAATCCGCTTCTGCTCGCAGGCGAACACGATGGCGTTGGACCGGAACGGCCCATCGACCATCTGAGCGAACCCCGCCGGCGGCGGTTCACGGTCCTGGGTCGACACCCCACCCGACGACACCCCGAAATACTGCTGGCCACCGAAATTGAACGACTCAAACCCCTGGGTGGGGTACGGCCACACGAACGCCCGACGGGCATGCTGCAACAAACTGGTCACTGGGTCGCCTCACGCTGGGGCGGGTCGATGTCGTAGGCAAGCAGGAACACAGCCGACACGGCGACACCACCTGAGATCAGCAGCCCACCGACCACCGCAGAGAACACGAACCCCAGCACCACGCCAGCCATGACAAGAACCAACCCAGTCAGGAACCCGATCAGGGCACGGGTGACACGGTTCACGCGAACGCCGCCCACGGCTCCGGCGCCGGCGGAGCAGCCCGGGACCGCAACACCCGGTCCGAAGCCAGACACAAAGCCACCGCGGCGTCGATACGGCCCTTCGACTTCCCCTTCGCCAGCGTGAAACCCCGCTCGTTGAACCGGGGCACCGCATCCAGCACATGCATCGCGAACGCCGGATCCCCGTCGTGCGAGAGCTCGCCACGCTTGATCATCTCGAACGCCGACCCCACCGCCGGAGTCATGTACTCCACCGACTGGGGGACCTCGATCATCGTCAACCCCTCGTCCTCGAGCATCTTCGCGGGCACATCGAAGAACCTGGGGTCGTACGAAACCTCCGCCAGGTCGTACGCGGCGTCCAGTTGGCGCAGGTAGTGCATGACATCGGTGACATCAACCGGCTCAGACGCCGACGGCACCCACAGGCGGCACTTCGCATGAAGACGCCCGTCCGGCCGGCGTTGCATCGTCACCACCGCCGTCGAATCCCGCTTCAACCCGACATCGATCCCCACCCACGTCTCCGCCCCCAACACGAACTCGAACGGGTCCTCCAGGTCGTCCCAGAGCTTGCGGCCATCCGGACCCAGCCACGACTCCGCCCCATCCACCCACTGACCCAACCGGAAGATCCGGAAATGCGCCTCAGGCGACAAAGCCACCGCCGTCCGCAACGCATCCAGGTTCATGTACCCCTCACCGAGCGCCGGATTGGCAGCACGCCACTCATCCTCGTCACGGATGTCGCAACCCTCAGGGGCCGAGAACTCCGTGAACCGGAACCCCGGCAGCACCGACCCCTCCCGAACCTGATGACGCAGATGCCACAGAGCGTTATCCCGGTCAAACCCGGGGGTACCGATCCCGACCACCAACGACCTGGGCCGCTTACCAGAAGCGAGCAGCAGCGAATCCCACGACTCGATCGGCATGAACCCCAGCTCGTCACACACCGCCAAACTCGGGTCCAAGCCCTGCAGGCCATCCGGGTCGTTCGAGATCGGGAACATCTCACCGCCCGTGAACGGCACCGACACCTTCATGTACCCGACACCCGAATAGATCACCGACCGCGACTGCAACTCGGGCATCGTGTTGATCATCGCCAACGCCACCCCATAGGTAGCCCGGTTGGCCTGCTGCAACGTCGTCGCCACAATCGGCACCTGCGGCGCACCCGACTCGTCCGGGTCGAACGTCGCATGGGTCGCCACCGCCCCCAGGAACGTCGACTTGCCGTTCCCGCGGGGCACCAGCATCCCAGCCGAATTCACGGCGTCCGCGTACGCCTCTTCCAGCCATTCCTTCTGGAACTGGGCCAAACGGAGCCGCTTACCTGCCCCGTAGCCCTTCGGGGGGATGCAGTAGGTCTCGATGAACCGGATCGCCCGTGCAGCCCTCGATCTGGTCCGCCAGGCGATCCACGGGCCCGGTGACGTGTCCTGGAGGCGCTTCGATGCGTTGCCGAGCCGGCGGGTGTCTTGGATCACGACTGCCATCCAGATCACCTGCCTTGTGGATTGCCTGTGGACAACCTGCCTGTGGATTTCCCAAATCGGCGTTCGTGTGCCCTTGTGGATAACCGGCCCCTGTGGATAAACCACGGTTATACCTATTCGCGCAGC